GTAGTCAATAAAAAGGACTTTTCATCCGTTCAAAAATCGCACCGCTGTAACTAAAGACACGCCCCGGCAGCGCAAGAATTGCGCCGCAATAGGCAAAGATAGGGCGGAAGTCACCGCGAGGCAAATGATAACTTTCTGATAACTGTTCCGCTTTCCGGTAGCTTTCCTCTGCTGTTTACGGTATGGTTTGCCGTTACAAAGGAGGCTGATTTTATGCCGAAAAGACGAGCAAATGGGGAAGGGAACATCCGAAAACGCAAGGATGGTCGTTGGGAGGGCCGGTACACGGTTGGCCGAGATTCCGAAACCGGAAAAGCCGTCATCAAGAACGTCCTTGGTAAGACGCAAGCGGAAGTCAAGGAAAAGCTGAAGAAAGCCATCGAGGAAAACGTCGGCATCGACTACGGACGGGCCAAGACCTACACGGTGGGGAGTTGGCTGGAGGTCTGGATGGAGAACTACGCAAAAGTAAAACTCAGACCGTCCATGTTCAAGACCAGCCAAGGCTTTCTGAAAAATCACATCAAGCCGCAGATCGGCGGCATCCCGCTGGCAGACCTGACCTCTCTGGACTTGCAGCGGTTCTACAAGCATCTGCTGGACGGCGGGCGGGTAGACCGCATTGAGGCCAAGAAAAAGCCGAAAGGGTTAGCACCGAAAACCGTGCGAAACATCCATCAGATGATCGGCTCGGCGTACAACCTCGCTATGGAGCAGAAGTTGGTGAGCAGGAATCCAACGCAAGGCTGCGCCCTGCCGAAGGTGGAACACAAAGAGATGAAAACCCTGACCGCCGACCAACTCAGCACATTCTTCCAAGAGGCCAAAGACAGCGGCGTGTACGAGCTCTACTACCTCGACCTCGCCACAGGACTACGCCGTGGGGAACTGCTGGGATTGAAGTGGACGGATGTGGACTTCCAGCACGGAGCACTGAAAATTCAGAGAGCCATCTCACGGCAAAACGGCAAAGTGGTAGAAGCCCCGCTGAAAACGAAAAACGCCTACCGCACCCTGCCGCTGTCGGCAGATGCGATAAGCGTTCTGAAAATGCAAAAGTGCAAGGTGGGCAACAGCGAATGGGTATTCCCATCGCCCACCGGAGGCCCCATGTCACCGGACAGCGTCCTGCACATGCTCCAGCGGGTGCTGAAACGGGCGGGACTGCCCCGCATCCGATTCCACGATCTCCGTCACCCGTATGTCAAGCACACGACAAAAATTTTTAGCTTACGCCTGATGGATTTTCAAGCGCAGGCTTATCCTGATGCTCGGCGAAAAACTCGCGGAGCTTGTCAGCTTCTTCGGGTAGGACAAAGCCGAAGCCCTGTCCGTCCACTCTGCAATAGAAAGCGATTTTCATGTCTGCCTCCTCAATCGAAAATGTCTTGGATTTTGTATGCGATCTCAATGCGCTTATCAGGGTACACCAGCACCCGGTCGATTAGCAGCTCGGCCAGCTCGGTGGTCAGCGTGTCCGCATCGAAAATCGCCTTGGACGCTTCCATGCGGCTGTCCTGCCGTGCCTGTTCGTCCTGTTTCTGCTTCGCCTGTGCCAATACTGCGGCATAGGCGTTTTTCGTTTTCAAAAGCAGCTCGTCACACGCGGTCTTTTCCGCCTTGTAGGTGTTCAGGTCAATCTCGCCCATGAGATAGCGTTCATACAAGGCGCGCTTACCGTCTTGCAGTGCCTCGATCTGCTGCTCATATTCGGCGCGTTCCGGTACGGAAGCATCCACCCGGAGTGTGCCGTCAGGGGCAAGCGGTGCGGCGGCCTCCATCTGCTTTTTCAGCGTCAGGAATACCGTCTGTTCCAGCTCTGCGGCATTCAGGCGCATCTTGTGGCAGCGGCTTTCTTCGTCTGCCTCGGAATGGCGGCAGTGATAATATGAGGTTTTCTGCATGGTGCGGGACAGCGCATGACCGCAGCAGCCACAGAAGGCTTTGCCTTTCAGCGGGTAGTCCCGCTTCTTTTTGTTGGGCTGGGAAAAGCGGAGCTGGCTGGCCTGCACGGTATCAAACACGGTTTTCTCTATGATGGCCGGGTGATGGTCGGGGATGATGTACCATGATTCTCTGTCCTTTAGGCGGCTTCTGGTGCCGCCTACTTCGAGAACCGCCCGCTTGCCGATCACATACACGCCGGTGTAGCGTTCATCCTCCAAAATGCGGAGAATAGTGGATGTACTCCAAATCCCGTGACAGCGGGAAATATCATGGGTGTGATTGCCGTGCGCGGCTTTGTACTGGCCGGGAGTGGGGATGCTTCTGCGAAACAGCTCCCGCGTGATGGCGGTGGCGTTGATGCCCTCGGCGGCAAGCTGGAAGATGAGCTGCACAACGGCAGCGGCCTCCGGGTCAGGCTCCATTCTGCCATCGGCGCTTTTGCGGTAGCCGTAAGGACAAATCTTGCTCTGATACTCGCCTCGCTGCATCTTGGCGTACTTTGCGCTCTTGGTCTTGATGGACATATCGCGGCTGTAATACTCACTGATGAGATACTTGAACGCCACATCCATGCCGCCGGTGTCGCCCTTGAATTTGCTGCTGTCAAAATCGTCGCTGATGGAAATGAAGCGGGTATGGAACAGTGGGAACACACGCTCGATGAAGTATCCAGTTTCAATGCTGTTGCGCCCGAAACGGGAAAAATCCTTGACAATGATGCAGTCGATCTGATTGGCCCGCACCAGCTCAATGAGCTTCTGCACCTGCGGACGCTCAAAATTTGTACCGCTATATCCGTTGTCGATGAACTCCATGATCTCCGCGTTCAGAGCTTCCGGCATGGAAGCTGCGTACTCATGGAGGACAAGGCTCTGATTTTCAATACTCAGACTGTCGTACTTGTAGTCCTCAATGGAGAGGCGTATGTAGAGGGCAATCACATATTTCTGCATTGTTCCAGCACCTCCGCATAGGTTTCAAACTCGCTCTGGAAGCGATAGCGCACCGTAATCTGCTTGTCGTGGGATACCTCAATGCGGTCGATCAGTCGCTCGATGAGTGCGCCGGTCAGCGCACAGTCGGTCTTGATTTGTGCGGCGTCCTGTTCCAACGCCCGGTGCTGCTCAATCTGCGTATCTATCGTTCGCAGGCCGTCCTCTAACTGTTCCATTTCCACGGAGAGGTCGGCAATGCGGCTTTCATACTTTTCCTTGTAGTCAAAGTATTCATCCTTGGTGAGAACGCCTTGGACGAGGTTTTCATATAAGCTCCGCACGATACCGCGAAGCCGCTGGATTTCCTGTTTGCGGCTGGTGATCTTCTCCCGCAGCTCAGCGCGGTCAGCGGCCTGCCGGGGCAGTTCTGCAAGGGAGAGGGTGTATTGCCCCAGCGCCGTATCAAGCGCGTCCTGAAGCATATCTGCCAACATATCCAGCAACGCATCCTCGCGGATGGTCACGCCGGGGCAGGCATCCTTGCTGATTCGGCTCCTGCTCAGACAATGGTAGAAGTACACATCGTCGGACTTCTTGCGGATATTCCGCTGCCGGTGCAGGCTGCCGCCGCAATGGGCGCAAAACACCTTGCCTTTGAGTAAATTCGGCGTGTAGGCTTTGACCTCCCGTGTCTTGGCGCGGCTGGCCGTCTGATTGAGAATTTCCTGCACCGCCGCGAACTGTTCCCGGCTGATGATGGCCTCGTGGGTGTCCCGTACCACCGTCCATTCCTCGGCATCGGCCTTGACCTGCCGGTGATCCACGGTTTTGGTCTGCCCCTGAACGAGATCTCCGGTGTAGACCTCGGAGCGGAGAATAACGCCGACTGTTCGGGTTTGCCACTTGCCGCTGCCGAGCAAATTTTCGTGGGTGATCTTGCCCTGCATCTTCTTGTAGTGGCTGGGGGTAAGAATGCCTGCTTCATTCAGCCGCACGGCAATGGTATTCAGGCCAGCGCCCTCGGAAGCCCAGCGGAACATCCGCTGCACCACAACGGCGGCAACGGGGTCGATGATAAGCTGGTGGCAATCGTCCTCGGCTTTCAGATAGCCGTAGGGAGTACGCGCACCGATGAACTTGCCGTCCTTCATGGCCTGCCGCTGCTGCGCCCTGATCTTGCGCCCAATGTCTAAAGCGTAGGCTTCGTTTATCATGTTCCGCAGCGGGATAATGATACCGGAATGGGCGTCCTCCGGGTTGGCGGTGTCGAAGTTTTCGTTGACCGCAATAAAGCGGATGCTGCGGATGCGGAAATACTGCTCGATGTAATAGCCGGTGTCGATGGTGTTCCGTCCCAAACGGGAAAGGTCTTTGACAATCACGCAGTTTACATGACCGGCCTCAATATCCGAGAGCATCTGCTGAAAGCCCGGACGGTGGAAGTTTGTCCCCGTCGCGCCGTTGTCGATGTAGGTATCGTACACGCTGATCTCCGGGTACTGCTCCAGATAGCGGGCAATAATCATCTGCTGGGTTTCAATGGATACGCTGTGCGTGTGGGTATCCTCCACCGAAAGGCGGACGTAGATCGCGGCGCGGCAAGCGGCGTCGGCCTCCTGAACGGCCACCGCAGCCGTTTCTTTTCTGCTTTTTCTTGCCATGCTCAGCCCACCTTTCTCTGTTCGTAATCTTTCTGCTGCGCTGCCAGTGCCAAAAGCTGCAACGCCTTTTTGTATTCGTCCTCATGGGTAAAGGTAATATCCAGCTCCTTTTTGCCACGGACGCGGATGCTCTGTACCATGTGAATGAGCGCCCTGCGGTCTAAGGTTTCCAGCGTGGAGAACTGCGTAAACTGTGAAATCCAGCGGTTGCGCTCACTCCGGTTTTCCAAAACCTCCGTGAGTTTTTCCCTGAGAACGCGGACGCTCTCGCGAATGTCCTCGGCCTGCTTGGTGTACTTTGCCTTATAGGAAGCGTATTCTTCCTTGGTAAGCATACCTCCCACAAGGCTCTCATAAAGCCGTGCCTTGAACTCCAGCACCTGCTCCAACCGGCGCTCGTTGTCGGTGATGTGGTCGCTGTATTCCTTGGCAAGCGCCTGATTGATGCTGGACTGGTCAATGCCAGAAAGCAGCGCCTCCAGCGAAGCAATGTTGCCAATATAGGCTTTCAGGCTGTCCCGCACACAGTCGATCAGGCTGCTTTCTTTCAGCATGACCGGATGGGCGCAGCCCTTTTTCTTGCCGGTAGGACAATAATAGTAGTGGTACTCCTTGCCGTTTGCACGGTTGGTCTTGCGGGTCATGCGGCTTCCGCAGCACCCGCAGATCAGGATACCGGAGAACAGATACACTGTGTCCTCGTTGGGAGAAGTCCGGGTATCCAGTCCCTTAATGCGCTGCACCAGCTCAAAATCCTGACGGGCGATCAGCGCTTCGTGGGCATCCGGGACACGCACCCACTCGGAGGCGGGGCGCTGCTCCATCTGCTTGATCTTATAGTGTGGCGTACCCTGTTTGCCCTGCACCAGTGTTCCGGTATAGGTTTCGTCCTGCAAGATGCGGATGATGGTGGTTGCCGACCACTTACAGTCAGCCTTGTCCGCATAGCCCTTTTTCGCGTAGGGCAGGCCATTGTTCTTCTTGTATGCCAGCGGAGAGAGAATGCCCAGCCGGTTCAGCTCTGATGCGATCTTGGAGGCGCTTGCGCCCTCCAGCCGCATACGGAAAATGTCGCAGACAACGCGGGCGGCGTAGGGGTCAGGGACGAGCAAATTCTTGTTGTCCTCAGCTTTCATGTAGCCGTACACCGGGAATGCGCCGACGAAATCGCCGTTGCGCCGCTTCACATCCAGCGAGGAACGGGTTTTGATGGAAATATCCCGGCAGTAGGCTTCATTCATAATGTTCTTGACCGATACGGTCAGATCATCGCCGCTGTCGTGGGCGGTGTCGATGCTGTCTGTGATGGCGATGAAGCGCACCCCGTAAGCCGGGAACACCCGGCGCAGATACCGGCCTGTTTCGATGTACTCGCGCCCCAAGCGGGAGAGGTCTTTTACGATGACGCAGTTGATGTTGCCATCGGTGACATCCTGCATCATTTCCTTGAACGCGGGGCGGTCGAAGATGATGCCGCTGTATCCGTCATCGATCTTTTCGGAAACGACCTCAATATCCGGGTTGCGCTCCACAAAGTTTTCAATGAGCTTGCGCTGATTGGAAACGCTGTCGCTCTCGCTGGAATGATCGTCGGTGTAGGACAGGCGGATGTAAGCGGTAGCTTTGTATTTAGGCATGAAAAAGCACTCCTTTCTCCCGGACTGCTCCCGCATGAAAAGAGTGGTTATCTGGCTATTAGGTTTTCATCCTTTTCCACACCGATCATAGCACTCCCTGCGGAAAAAAGCGAGGATGTCGCTTAGCGCAAAATGCCTTGCAGACATTCCTCTAACGTAACACCGTTCCCGGCAAAGCAGGCGTTTACCACGAAATCGCCGCAGCGGAAGCGGTAAGGATTTTTGATCTGGCGGATAAAGGCGGCAATGCGTTCTTCCTTGGGAAGATTTTTGTCTACGGATACATCCCGGATGTCCACCAGTTCATCCGTGTGGATTTGGGTTTCGTTTGGCGTCGGCTGCATCATGGCGATCTCCTTTCTCGGTTTGGTGGGTTTCCTCAAGGTCACATGAATGCGCTGACGGAAAGGCCGTCAGCGCATGGTATCTGACTTTGAGAGGCGGCTGCGCGGGTAGAATTGGAGCCAAATAACATAATGGCGAATACCGGCGCAGCCGCTCTGCTTGTCCATTTGAGAAGATCCATCCTATTTGCCACGCGCCCCGGATAGTGGGCATGATGCAGGCCGCCCTTGGCAGGGCCGTCATAACTCCACGATACCGCTGCCTCAAAGAGCTGGCGCATACCGCA